AGAGTATAAATAAGCCTCAGTTTACGGAAGAAGAGACATTAAACTATTTACAACGGCTGGGACAATTGAACCGCTCTCCCATTTGGACGAGTGATGATTTTGCAGCAGGAGATTGGAAGGCTCGTATGCAAGGATTAGTGGCGGGACTTGTAGTTGGTGGTGTTGCATGTGGGATACTGTATTTAGCAAAGTAGTTGTGTCCCGGAAGTGTAAAAAAGACACCATCTAAATCAGATGGCGGGAAACAAGAGAACCGAAATTATTCAAAAATATACACAAGCCATTGGATCCGTGCTTCCGTCGTTCGGCTTTGCTAGATCTACTGCCCCAACCACTGGTTCCTTCTTTGGCACAGGCGCAGCCACAGGCGCAGGCACAGCCACAGCCACAGCCGCACCTTCCTTTGGATCAAGCTTTGGCTCCTTTGGATCAAGCTTCGGCTCCTTTGGATCAAGCTTCGGCTCCTTTGGATCAAGCGTGGGCTCCCTCGGATCAAGCTTCGGCCTTGGAGCGAGTCTCCCCACCCTCTCCTCAGGCTATGCTATCCAAACCCTCTTCTACTTCTTCTTATACGGGTTTGTCATCTTCCTCTTACTCATTCTGATTCATTATGCAGTGTACCCAGTCTTTCAATTTATACCAGGGTCTAAAGGCATAATCCCCATATCCACGACATCCGATTATATCAGATACTGGGCATCAGGCCAGCCAACCACCGTCGCCCCAGTCGCTCTCGATAGCTTAGACAGCTATCCCTTTACCAGTAATTATACAGTTTCCATTGATATCTATCTCACAGATATGTCACCCTGTACAGGATTACAACGCCTCCTCTTTTACAGCACAGATCAACCTGCAACGGCTCAAACATCTGCTGCACTAACAACAGCGTATGCCGCCGCAGAAGGAACATCCTTGGCCACTAAATTCCAAAGCTTCGCTAATCCACCACAACTAATTTGTTATATTGATCCTAATACAAACGATCTTCTGGTGACATACTTTCTAAAAGCAGGATCCACTGTTGTTCAGCGAAGCTGCTTCCCCATTCAAAATATTCCTCTCTACGCCCCCTTTCGCTTAACCATTGTTTACAATACCAACATCTTTAGTGTATATTTGAATGGTGTACAAGTCTCTCAAACCCCAGTTCAGGGGCTCGTAGGGGCTAGCGGGAAATGTAAATTTTATCCGAATACCGTCGCAGGAAAATGTGGCAATCTACAAAATCTTCTTCTCTGGAATCGTCCCATCTCCTATACGGAACTGAAGGGGGTTCCTGTCGCCCTCGCAAGTACGAAAATGTTTGAGAGTATTGATACTGCCCCCACTGCTCAAGGATCACAAGCACAAACCTGTCCAACATGAAAAACACGTTAAAGTTAGAATGATGCTGACAGTAGTCATCGCATTAACGGTGATCGCCATGGTTGCTCTTATTACAGTAACTTACATGAAAGCTAAAACACAATCATCCACTATGTATTCCTTATCAGGACCACTTGCAACTCCCGTGGCGAAAAAAGATCTTCCTTGGGACATGAAAACTCCTTCGGCACTACGCTTTGCCGTCCTGATTAATGTAACCCCGAAAACAGTTGCAGCTGTTGATTGTATTCCGGTTACCAATATTAAGCATGATACTAGCAGTCTCAAACAATCGTGCACAGATTATGCCTTTACGTCATGTGCCTGTACCAGCAAGACAGATTGCACCAATTGCACACTCAACTCTTCCCTCTTAACGCCCCTCCTTTCCTTAGGAAATACCGTAAAGCTCTATACATCCGGGTACACCTCCCAATCAGATAAGCCTCTCGTATCAACCTTACTCACGATAAAAACAGCCAGCCAATCATTCAACCATATCGAATCCATTTCTCTTCCGGCCATCCCTCTGCAAAAATGGACAGTGGTCACTCTAGTCCAAGAAGGACGTCGTATTGATGTGTATTATGGAGAAAAAATGGTGGCCAGTACATATTTAAAGTATTCCCTAGTTCCGGCAGGCTCAGGTGATACCTGGTCTGTGGGACAAATGGCAGGGTGGAGTGGAACGATCGGTCTCTTTTCCACAGCCTTGCGTCCATATTCTTCCCAAGATGTGAGTACTGACGTCGAACAGCTGGTGGATACAACTGGTCTTCCCCATGTGAAAAGCAACATGGATTTCTCCTTTGATCTGAATCTCCCTAACTGCATCTTTGGCACCTGCACAGGACTTCCAGCGGTAAAACCTCCTAACCCTTTTACAGTGTATGCTAGTTCTGTAAGTTAAGGCTTTCTGACCCTAATACAGAATGATGCAAACAGGTGTTAATCTGAAAAATATGAAGGTTCCCACAGTTTCCTCCGGAATGATAGGAGGTGTCGTCTTTTTTCTAGTACTCTTGATTCTCCTCTATTACATTTATCTCTTTCTGTATAATTCCGCCTCAGTTGAATCTTCCTTTAACATTATTCCATCAAATGTTACCGATAAAAGCCAACTCAAAAACGGAGGATTGATTCGCTGCGATGCTGTGAGTACAAGTACAAAAGCAAGTAATGGAGATAGTGCAGTTGCAAATCTTCAAAAGGCAACAGGATTAACCTCAGGGGGTCAGTACACGGTAACGATGTGGTTAAGTGTCTATAGCACCAGTCCTCAAACCTCGGGAACAGGAACCATTCACCTGCTCGATATCACATCAACGGGAAAGACTCTCTTGTATATGGGTCTCACTCCAACCAATGGAACCTTGGTTGTGCGTCAAGGAACTGCAGATCCAGCGAACGATGGAATTCCCACTCTAACTTCCTCCATGACTCCAGCAACCACCGCCACTTTTGCAAACAGTGATAGATGTAATATTGCCAATGCAATTGAATATCAGAGATGGGTATTATTGGGTGTGATCGCCAATGGGCGCACTCTAGATGTCTACATTGATGGAAAACTCAGCAGATCTTGTGTGTACAGTGGGATAAATGATCTGGGAGTGACCACAGGTATTGGGGAAATTACGGTTGCTCGTAAGTCAACAACCACAGGAATGATTAATGGGGTGTTTTCCTCTGTCGAGTATTATAATTATGCTCTCAGTCCTGGAACCATGTGGTCTATCTATCAAAATGGACCCGCCACCAGTTCTACCGCAAGTTTCTTTACTGGATTATTGAATACCAACCTTGATTTGAGTATGGGATTAGCTGCAACCACGAGTTAATGCGCGAATACTAGATTTTGATACGCACATATAGAATGGAGGTATCAACATCGGATCTGTTTCCCCAAATCATATATGGCCTTGTTGTTGTGGGGATTGTCTACGTGCTCTATATGAGTATAGAAGTGATGTGGAGAATCTTCCTCGGATACAGTTTAACTCGCGTGGCTGTCTATCCCATGACTGGCTCTTCTGCTAAAGTATTTACCCAAGATCCTTCCGATGCAAAGTCCGTCTACCTTCCAGTATCGCAGAATCAATTAACCGGCATAGAATTTTCCTATTCCACATTCTTATATATTGCAGATACCACCTTTAAGAATACAAATTCAAATCACTTGTCTACTGTGTTCTACAAGGGATATACGGCGGGACCCTTCCCTCTATGTGGACCAGGAGTCTTTGTCACCTCTGATGGAAGCAATAATCCTGTCTTACGCATCATTATGAATTCTTATTCAAATTGGTATAATGCAGTCGATATTAAACAAATTCCTGTCAATAAATGGTTTCATCTTGTCCTGGTTCTTTCCTCAAATAACACCTTGAATGTATATATTAATGGAAATCTCGCCAATAAAATGATTCTGGATGGAACAATTGCCTACCAAAACTATCAACCGCTGAACGTCCTTCCCTCCTACGCCACTCCAAGCGCAGCGACGACAGAATTCGATGCAACAGCCACGGCCAAGCGTGGCATTCCTGTTGGAAAGAACTTTATTATCAAAGGAGCAATGGAAGGATATGTGAGCAACATTTTCTATTATAGTTATGCTATTGGATATGCTGAAATCCAATCTCTCTTGCAAATGGGTCCCTCCTCAAAAATGGATACGACAACTATGATTACTCCCCCCTATTTAATTGATACCTGGTGGACACAGCAGAAGAATACATAAAGCCATATAATCACGGGTAAAGAAGAATGCCTGGAGGAGGTTTACTTGTTCTCATTGCCTATGGCACACAAAATGTGATCTTATCTGGAAATCCAGATATGACCTATTTTTACAAAACCTTTAAGAAATATACACATTTTTCGACAGAAACGATCTCGAAATTGTTCGACGGGACATCCATATATCCCTACGATACAACGGCGCAAGTAACCACCCAGGTTGATCGTCGAGGTGATTTGGTGAGCGATATGTATATTTCCTTTACCCTTCCCCCCATTTATAGTAAACATCTCGACAGTGCAGGGGAAAATATCTTTCCTGATCCAGGGCAAGGCACGCGATATGAACAGGAATTCCAATGGGTAAAAGCGGTGGGGGCATTAGCGATCGATACTGTCTATGTGACGATTGGTCCAAATAAGATTCAAGAGTTCACGGGCGAATATTTAATGGCAAAAGCCATGCTTGATTTACCGAAGGACGCCTATGAGAAATGGCAACGCCTGGTGGGAGATGTGCCCGAGCTCACAGATCCTGCTAGAGGAATTTACGGAAACCCGTCCGTCATCCCTCCTCAATACCCTACCGTGTTCCAAGATACCACTGCGACAACCCAAACAAATAATCCCTCCATTCCAGGCTATACTATTTATGTTCCGATCCCCTTTTGGTTCACGGAAGAAGGGCAGGCGCTCCCTCTTATCGGGTTACAGACGTATCCTGTCTCAGTTACCGTTATTTTCCGACCGGCACGTGAATTATACACCACCCTCGATGCAAAGGGGTTTCGTATGTCTCCTGGGTATGTGGTCAATGCAGACAGCATCCAAGCGAATCCGAATCAACCAACCTATACAAATGTATCCGATGCACCGACGCAGATCCGCCAGTTTTTAACTGACGTGAATGTGACTCCCGATCCATTAAATCGATGGGCATTTAATCCAAGTTTATATACAACCTACGTCTTTCTTCCTGAGGCGGAACAACGCATCTTTGCGACCACTCCCCTGTCCTACGTCATTCGCGAAGTCACTCATATCTCCTTTAACGAAATCACGACTCATTCTCTCCTTGATCTGTATATCCATAACCCTATAACACGCATTTTGGCCATTCCGAGACGATCAGACAGTATCTATTACCGAAATCGAACGGATAATTTTACGAATTGGTGGGATTACCCGAATCAGCCGAAACAACCGACAAAAGGAACATCTGGAACCATCCCCTATTCCTCAGGGGTAACTATTCCCGCAGGACAGCTCGATATTTTACGATCCCTTCGTATTCTGTCTGATGGAAATGAACTTCAGGAAGTAAACACAACGACCTTTTTTACCGATCTTACACAATATAAATATTTATCTGGAGGAGCAAATCGTAGAATTCCTGTGTATAGTTTTGAATTACATAGTCCGACATATCAGCCGGCGGGATCGATTAATGCAAGCCGCATTAATCGCTTTCAATTGGATGTGGATGTCTTTCCACTCCCTCCTTCGACCACCTATATTTATACCCTTGATGTCTATGTCGAAAATCTCAATTTCTTCTTAGTCGAATCGGGTATGGGCAGCAAGAAATATGCTACGTAAAGAAAAGTATAAATAATGCAGCGGAAGTCTAGATGGACTATATCCCTGGATATACAACCCTAAAATCAGTGGTGTCGACAGGAATTTCCTACGTTTCCTCCTTCAGAGGACCAACAAATGAATTATTTGTGACAAATTCACCACTTGGCTCAGTTGGATCGAATCTTGGATCCAATGTTCCAATCGACGAGACACAGGTACCGCGATGGAGTGAACGAAAGACCTATCAACAAGGGGATATGATCAAACATAACGGGTTTCTCTATACGGCAGTAAAAAAATCGTTAAATGTAAATCCAGTCCTATCCATTCAGGATGGGTTCATTACGGTGAATACAGCCCACTGGAAATTGGTTCGATTAAGTTCAAAAGTCTTTCCCTTTAACCCAGAGACAGATTCGAAAAAAACTTTCTATAAGAAAGATATTGTTAACTTTGACGATTTCTTATATTTGTGCACAGCATCGAACTGTAAAGCGGACTTTGGAAGTAACGTGTGGGAACCGCTAAGTTCATCCATTATTAATCCTCCACCAGCACCTGAACCTGTTCCTGTAAACTATTCAGATCAAGGACTCGCATATATCTATTTAAATGCCTATATCCCAATCTATAAACTTATGAATGACTTTAATATACCTGATATTCCAGGCGAAAGCTTGTGGGAAAAATCTCAGCGTATTTTTTGGATCTTGTCTAGGTATTTATGGTACATTGCCTTATTTATCTTAGCCTTTTTGCTCTCCTCCTATGCAGCGAACGATTTACTGCATAAAGAATGGCCATATCGCGTCTTAGCATATGTCTATACCTTTTTCTTTATCTCAATGGATACCTTCATGGGATACGGGATTATTATGTATTATCTCATCCGATCCTTGTTTCAAAAGAATCTAGACATGTCTCCTATTGCGATGTATGGCATTTTACCGATTAAAGAAGATCCTGAATATGATGAGAAAAATACGCTTCCAACCTTATATACCTATCCTGCAAAGTTAGCGAAGACGATTGAAGAACAGAAAGAGATCTTTAATCAACTACGGTTAAATTCTCATGGTGATATTATCGAGATGTTACGGCGGGCTCTTCATGTACCACCAAAGCCAACGAATTTGACCAGAGAGATTCAGGAGGATTTAGAATCAATGAGTGCGGCAAATCTTGCGGCGGCAGCCGCGGCCAAGCATGATGCAAAGGTAGCTGATGCGACGAAGCCTGGGGCTAAGCCTGGGGCTAAGCCTGGGGCGAATGCTAAGCCTGGGGCGAATGCTAAAACAAATACTAAGCCTGTTGCAAATACTAAGACTGCTCCTCCTCCTGCAAATGCTCCTCCTGCAAATGCTCCTCCTGCAAATGCTCCTCCTGCAAATGCTCCTCCTGCAAATGCTCCTCCTGCAAATGCTCCTCCTGCAAATGCTCCTCCAACAGCAAATACAGCTCCCACACCACCCGCCAAATCTTCATCTTAAACCTGGCGCACTCTACTTCCCTAGATGTATCCCTTTGTATCGATTCTCACTCCCACCTATAATAGACGGAAGTTTCTTCCTTCTCTTATTCAGTGTTACCTTGCGCAAGACTATCCCCATGATCGTATGGAATGGATTATTCTTGATGATGGCGATGATTGTGTTAAAGATGTGTTTGCTGCCTGCGCAAAGACAATTCCGAATCTCAAGTATATTTACACTGAAGATAAACTCCTCATTGGAGCAAAACGAAACCGATTGAATGCGGAAGCCAAGGGATCCATTTTGATTGCCATGGACGATGATGATTATTATTGCCCTACTCGTGTATCCCATGCAGTCGAGACATTCAGATTGAATCCCCATATCGATGTTGCAGGATGCAGTGAACTCTATATCTATTATACTGATATTCAGAAAATCTATCATTGTGGTCCCCACGGAAAAAACCACGCCACGAATGGAACAATGGCGTGGAGAAAATCCTATGCCGACAGGCATCGTTATGATGAGAGGATTGCGCGATCTGAAGAAGGATCCTTTCTCAACTCCTATACAACTCCGATTGTACAGCTAGATCCTCGTCGAGTTATGCTCGTGATAAATCATGGAGATAATACAGTTGATAAAGTTCCTATGAGGAAGTCACACGCGGCAAAAGAAACGCAACTTACCTTATCCTCATTCATTGCTAGCCCTACGCTAAGGAAGGCCTATGAGACAGATGGGTAAGAGACAGATGGGTAAGAGACAGATGGGTAAGAGACAGCCTAAAAATCGCTATCTACCATAGTATAATGGGTTCTTTGGCGATATTAGCAAGTAATATAAATGTTATGGAAAATATTTATACTGCTTGTCTGTCAAATGTCTCTCATCCTGTCCATGCCCCCCATATTAATATTCCCCTCTTCCCTCACCAACAAGCCTGTCTAGCTCGTATGAAAAATATCGAAGAATCTCTCGATAAAGGATTTGTCATCGGCGATGAAATGATGTATACCTCCTACGCCATTTTAGGAGAACGACCAGGCACGGGGAAAACCCTCACGATCTTAGCTCATATCAGCCAAATGGCACTGATGAATCCAACCTCCTTTCATTTACACCCTGCAAGTACTCCCTCCTTCTTTAGCCTCGTCAAAGAAACAACAACCTTACTTCCTACACTGATTGTTGTCCCTCATACCTTACTTCACCAATGGCGAACCGAGATCGAGAAAACAACCTTGAGTTATTTTACATTCAAATCAGTAAAAGATATTGATGCGGCATGCATTCCGCGATTGATGACCTCTCATATTACGCTCATTCCTAATACTCTTCTGAAGCCCTTATCCTCCCTTTTGCACGCCTTATCGACCATCTTCGCCCATATTGATTATGAATGGACGCGAGTAATCTACGATGAAGCGGATACCATTCGCATTCCTCCATGCCAATGGATGAAAGCAAAAATGACCTGGCTCGTTACATCCCGCTATACAAATATAATCTATGCAAATCAACATATACATTCTCATGTCGTAAAACAACTGCATGAGACATATATAGATAATCTCACTGATCCTGTGCAAGACTATGTGCGTCGCTATATCGATGAACATCCAAAGTTAACGATATATAAAACGGTATCTGAGGCTTATTTCAAGTCTATCCTTAATGATCATCCGTCGCGTGGATATTTTGTTGTCATGACGGAACCCACAGAACTCCTTCCTCCCATTTCCAAATCGACCCATTTCTGCACACCACCTCCATCCACTGCGCGGTGTCTTGAATCTGGGCAGATTGAAGAGGCAGTCCTCAGTATTCATCCAACCGTGATGAGTCTGGAGACCTTACTCGCCACGGCAGATTCGAATGTAAAGTCACGTCTTAGTGAAACGGCCTGTAGTATCTGTTATGAATCAGCGAGTGTTCCGTGCGTGACGCCTTGTTGTAAGAATCTCTTTTGCGGAAAATGTATTGTCACCTGGTTTCAAATCAATGCGAAATGTCCTCTCTGCCAGACTGCCCTAGATCCCTCCAGCCTTATTAAATTGAAGACTTCGTATATCCCTTCTCAAGGAAAAACGAAGCTCGATATTCTTCGCGAGCTTCTTAAGGAACCGAATCGCAAGACTCTCGTCTTTAGCAGAACTGTGAAGAATCTTCGCACATCTCTTAAAGGCTTACCTGGTATTGATGCAATCTATGGAAATTCAACCCTCAGTGCAAAAAAAATCAATGCCTTTACGACGGGTGAGACCCGAACCTTGCTTATTTCTGAGGATACCTATGGCATCAATTTACAAGCGGCGACCCATCTGATTCTTATGGATCCTCTTAGCGATGAAGACCATATTGTTGGACTCGCCCAACGAATAGGACGACGTCAGCCCTTGGTTCTCATTGAGATTCGAGAGGGCTGAGCCCCCTGGCTAAAACACCAGGCGCATATTATCCGCCTTCTTCCGCTTATCCTGTTTCTTTCCCCCTGTCCCCATGGCCGTCTCCACATTCGCCTCTAACATCAATCTGTAGGGCGAGAGACGAATAGGAATCTTCTGCTCATCCGCCAGTTCACAGAGTAATTTCCACACATTAAAGAGCGCTGATTGTTTTGTCAATACAGGAGTATAGCGAATCTTATCGATCGACGGTTCTTCCCCATAATACGGAGCATATTTCGCTAGAAATAGATTCATTGTATTTATTTTTACGTCTTGACTCAAGGCAAGAAGGCGCCACGTTTGGTAAAAGAATGCCCAATAATCTGCATAATCAGATTCCTGAATACACTGAAACATTTTCAGATACATATCCCAAGCCTCCTTGGTATCTCCTTTAACAGCATGCAAGCGATCAGGAATATTTTCTGCGATCACGAGACCGGCTAAATTACTATCATTATTTTCCATTTCGAGCGTTAAGAAGGGATCAATTTCATTATATAAACACCATTTTGCCAAGGGAACGACTCCTTCAGGAATATTCAAATAGGTTTCCTCTGTATGATACTTTGCGTATTCTCCACGAAGGAGTGGACGTAAATCCCCCATCCCATTGGTTTTCCATTGTTCAGGAACAACCGATCCAAGTAAGGTTTGCACATGCTCTTCCTCGGGACAGCCGACTTTAAAGGTGAGACAATAGCGCGAAATAGCTTGAAGAACCCGCTGTTGGATCGTATTACTAATAAAAATACACGGGACGCCTGGTTTACTTGGAACCCAGTCGCGTAAATAGCTCAGCAGACTCTGGAGCCCCCCTTTCTCACCGCTACTGAGTCCATCAATCTCATCGAGAATCACTCCGAGTCCTCCCTGTTTTCCCGTTTCCATCATATTAATGACGCCGCCACGTTCGAGCAGGGGAAGGATAATCTTTCGAAAACAGGCACCACTTCGAGTATGGGATGCATTAAATTCGCGAATGCGGAATCCCATTAATTCCATCACACGGTAGGCAAGGGTAGTTTTTCCAATGCCAGGTGGACCAATGAGGAAGACTGCAGGGGTAGTTCTATTTTTAAACCATTCCATTATCTTTGATTCAATGGAAGGGTGTAAACAAATTGTCTTTTGCATGCTAAGCTATAGTAGTCGAGGTGCTTAGACCTTTACCGTGGGTAGATCTTTACAGCGTGGGGGCTCTGCCGATATTTCCAGGAATACAATTTCCTTCATTCTGAACGACTCCTTCCCACCGAAGATAGGCCACAGAATTTGTGGATGTAGGGTTCTGGATACTATTGCAAATATTCGAAGAGTTTGTTGTTGATTTAGGAGCATTGCTAAAGGTAAATGCTCCAATACTGGTTCCCATTCCATACAACCTATTCGAATCCACGCACTGGTTTGAAGTATTTAAGGTCATGAAATCAGGGCATTGATTAATGACCGGTGGCCAGTTCGTTGGCGTGCTTGCGATAACTGTTGATCCAGATGCGTCGGAACACTGACCACTGGATCCGGACTGGGAAACAGCATTTGCTTGCATCCAGCCAGCAGATCCCTTTAACTGACCATGCTGAAACCAACGCTTCATAAAAAACAGAAAGACGATAACCAAGAGAACGATAACAATCATCGCAGAAATTGGCTTATTTTGGGAATACATCAGTTTTACTGCATATAATCCTAAGGATATACTGATTAAGAGGTATGCAATAAATGCAAACGATAGTTTCATACTCCCCCAGCGAAATTCGATTGCCATCTACACTGCGTAGAGAAAAACCCATTTTGTATGTATACTTACATACGAAATGTGTTTTTACCATAAACACTTTGTTACATGCTAGCCGATTTACATGCGAGCCAGCACGCTTGCATTCACTGCAGGCACGTCACCACCGTCAGACACGGTCTCCAGGTAGAAGGTACCCCAGTCATTGCTGGCAGAGGGAGCATCGCCCAGGGCGTTGCCAGCGTTACCAGCCACAGCCTTGAACTTGCGGAACACGCGGGTGGAGCTGATCACCACGCTGCCCATATCCCTCAGCACACGGCCGGCAGTCAGCAGGGAGGAGAAGTTGGCAGTGGCACCACCTGTTGTCCAGGGGTATGCTACAGGTGCCGCAACCACGGCAGCACCGCCAGAGCCAGACAGGGCAGGCTTCTGTAAGACGTTGGTGGTGTTAATAGTGGACACAATGGTGACATAGCCAGGGGGAGACACTTGCTTGAAGCCAGATAACAGAGGACCAACAGAAGGCATTTCTTATACCTCCTCCTGAGAAAAAAATTCTGGCAACTGCCGTAGATGGTAGGTAGTACTACTGGAAATGGCCGTGTCAATCTTTCAAGCCCAACTGACGGATCTCCCCTGGGAGATGGACGCAATTCAGGAGCGTTTCCCGGGTTCGGATTTCAACAGTCGGTAGAAACCAATTTCCAAGCCGATATGTTACGAGGAACCTGGGAACGTTCGCCGGTATCTGACGCATTCTTTTCCAAGGCGAATGTCGTTGCCATTCAGGCCGCAATTCGCCGGTATGTTTACGAGAAAAGCCAGCCAAAGGGATACATGATCGATGACCAGTCCGTCGACGAATTAAAAATTATTATGAGGGCGATATATTATCAATATGGTAAAAATAGTCCACGCGATGTTCCCGGTCAAGTCGCTGAATTAAACAAACTTGTCCTTAACTGGTCGGGTCCTCACATCCTTTCCGCCGTAGATCATTACATATATTATTTGAAGGATATCGACACCCTGCCGGTACCTATGAGCCATCCTGTTCATTTATCCAGTGCCGGTAGTCGAACCCTTTCTATGACCGAGCCTTTTTTGTAACCTTCTTGGGAACACTGACACGATTCTTCATCATTGTTGTCCACCCTGCCTCAAACTCATTTAGTTCCTTGAGCCAGAGTTCAGATGCCGTAGTCGTTTCGAGGGCTGCCACTGCTGCCGTTGCCTTACGCACCGCCTCCTCCGCCTCCACAATCGCATTCGCCTTCACGCGATCCATACGAAGACGGAGCAGATACTCATATCCATTCACTGAATCGGCATCTCCAACTGCCGGTAGAGAATGCGCCTTCAAGGCCGCCACGATCTCCTCGTCGGTCGCCCGCCTCAATTCCAAGGTTCCCTCCAAGACGGCGCGAATGAACCTCGCCTTGGCATCCGCCTCCACCGCCTCCGCCCGTAGACGCTCCATCTCCTTCAACCGCCTCGTCTCGTAGGCAGTCAAGCGTGGCTGATAGAATGCCTCAGCAATTGAGCCAGGAGAGGCATACTTCATAATCTTCATGTCACCATCAAACGCCACCATGTTCGAGGTTCTCCACATACCGGTGAGACGGAACCGCTTCTCAAAATCCTCAGGATGCGCCTTGCAGTCCTCGTAATAATCCTCTGACAGAAACAGGGTAAACTTCACCTCCTCATCCGTGTACAGATCATCAAATGACTTCAGAATCGCCTGCCCATCACTCCCAAATGCAGTAGGCATCTCCTCCTTGGAGGAGGCCGTGCAGAAGGTATCCAGGAACGTCTTGTAATCCTTTGTCCAGGTACCAACCGGCAGTTCAGTAATCGTGATTGACTTCTGGGCGTCATTGAGTGTATAGAGACCCTTGGTTATCCAGCTCCCCTCGGAATCACCAGGGAGTACAGCTCCCTTGAACCCATACCACCAAGGCTTCAGGGGAACGTGCAGGGAACTGATCTCCCCGCGCAACCTCCGCCTCAACATATCGACCAGATCCATAGGATTATACTGGGGAATGTTGGTACTGAAGCCTGTGCCAATCCCCACACACCCATTCACCAGAAGAAGAGGAATGATGGGATAATACTGCTCAGGCTCCACAGACATGCCGTCATCATCCAGATAGGTCAGGATCCCCATATCCTCCTTGCGAAAGATGAGATCTGTCATGGGCTCAAGAAAGGTAAAGATATACCTGGGAGACGCACTATCCTGGCCGCCCATCAGTCGAGAGCCAAACTGTCCCTGAGGCACCAGGAGATTAATATTGTTCGACCCCACGAAATTCTGTGCCATGCCGACGATGGTGGAGCACAGAGACGCCTCGCCGTGGTGATAGGCCGCGTGCTCAGAAATATAGCCCGCCAGCTGGGCGACCTTGACTTCTGAGCGAAGACCTCGCTTGAAACACCCAAAGAGGATCTTTCGCTGAGACGGCTTCAACCCATCAATCACATTGGGAAGGGATCGCACATTGTCAGCATTACTGAAATGAATGAGCTCGTCATGGATAAAGCGCGTGTACGAGACGCGCCCCCCTGCTCCAATATCAAGAATGCGCTTGGGATTGAATCCACTCAGCCAGGTCTTACGATCATCTGATCGCTTCTTGTGGAAAGCGAGGGAAATGGACTCATCGCTCACAGCGTCCCAGTCATAATAAATCTCAGCCAGGCGCTCAAACCATTCCCTGGCCTCCTCCTTCGTACTCGTACCCAATCCCTTGTAATACTTGATCGTCCATCCTGCCGTGGAATGCTGCTCCTTCCATGCCTCAAACTCCCCGTTGCTGTAAAACGAGATGGACTCGTTCCGGCGAGATGCCTTGAGCAGGGGCGTCGCAAGAGAACACAGGAACCCGAGCTGCAGAAGCTCTGGCCATTCCGTGTGGAAGAGATTCATCAGGAGACCCTTGATGTGGCTACCATCATGATCCTGGTCGGCCATGATCATTACACGACCATAACGGAGATCCTTCTTGTCCTTGTACTTGGATCCCTGCCTGAGACCCAGAATGGCCTTGATGGCGGTGAGCTCCTCATTCTTATTGAACTTCTCCTGGGAAATGTCCTTGACGTTGAGTAGCTTACCTCGGAGCGGAAAGACGCCGAACTTCTCACGCCCCACCACTGTCAGACCGCAGATTGCGGAAGTCGCAGCTGAATCTCCCTCGGTGAGAATGAGCGTACACTCGGGACTCTTCGCTGTGCCTGCCCAGGCGGCATCCACCAGCTTAGGCAGACCACGGAGCGTCTTCTTCTTGGATCCATCCGTGCGCTTGGCATCCTTGGCACTCTTTGCCTCGAGGGCGGCCTGAGCCTCCTCCAGGAGTCCCATCTTCATGAGAGCATCTGACATCTTCTCGCTCTTGAACACACTCCCGAACTTGGCCACAGGGGTGGTCAAGGTCTCCTTCGTCTGGCTGTCAAAGGATGGATTGACGATGGTGGCATTGACGAAGAAGACGACCGCGTCACGGATCTGCGCCACTTTAACAGGAACCTTCTTCTTTGCCGCGGCCTCGCAGAAATCACCAAGAACATTGCGCACCACCGTGTCAACGTGCTTCCCGCCCTTCTTGGTATTGATGCCGTTGACAAAGCTGACTGATCGCGCCCCATCATCATTCCCCGTCTCATCGTCGTACAGGCAACGAGTGAGGACGGAGGCAATCTCCCAGCGATTTCCACAGGCCTCGTACATGACACTGGTTCCGTCGCGAAGGAAGAGCTTGACGAACTTCTCGAACGTATTGGAGGAGACCACGGCGCCATTCCAGGATACCTTGACCTCCTTTCCGCACAGAGCCGCCAGCTCATAGGTGCGGGTCTTCAGGACATTCACCATGGTCGCGCGGTCGAAGCCTGTGAAGCGGGTTAGATCAGGTGTATAGGT